TACATCTGCAAACATCTTGTCAAAAATGACTGACGCTGCTATCAAACAGATTCGTGGCACAGACAAAGCTGACTTGATTGTTGCTGGTAACACAATGTATTCCTACTATGTAGGCGCATTGCAGTCTATTCAGCGTATTGCTGCTGAAGAGTCAGGCGCTGCTGGTTTTGCTTCCCTCAAGTTCTACGGTGGTGGTACTTCAGCCGATGTGGTATTGGGTGGTGGTTATGGTTCACAAGAAACAGCTACATATATGTATATGTTGAACACTAACTACATCTTCTTGCGTCCTCATAAAGAACGCAACTTTGTACCTATTGGTGGCGAAAGACAGTCTATTAACCAAGACGCAATCGTGAAGTTATACGGTTGGGCTGGTAACTTGACTACCTCTAACAGCTTCCTACAAGGCTTGTTGACAACTTAATAGATGGGGGAAACCCCTATTTATTTTGTTCACTTAATATATAAAGGAAATAATCATGGCATATACCACCCTACCCATCGCAGGTGTAGACCTCGTAGACACACAAACTGCTACAGAATTAGCAGCTAGTGGCACAACAGTACCAACATTTGGCCCTTTGGGCGCACAAACCTTTGCTAACGATGGTTTGCGTTATGTTTTTGCACAGGCAGGTGCAGCTATTACAGCTTCTACAGCTACTTGTTCAGTAAACGCATCAACCTTTGTTGCAACTGGTTCTGCTGGCACTTACTTGTCACCAACAACCGCAATGGCTTCTGGCGATTACGGCTGGTTCAGCAAGGCTTCAGTCTAAAAATTGAAGATGTAGTAAAACTGGGACTCTCTCAAAAGGGGAGTCCCTTTATTTTTTTATAACCCCCTAACCACTTAGGAGTATTAAAAATGGCAATAGAAAGCGATATTCAAGGCGCAGATGCACGATTAGCAGTCCAATTCTATAAAAAAAGTATGAAGCAAGAAGATGCTTCAAACGAGGCAGGTAGACCAATTTTTAAAGAATTTGATTTCGTAAGAATTATGATACCTGGCGATAACTTGACAGAAATTGACACATACGCACAAGATTCACATAAACAGCGTTTTCCTCGTCAATGGGCGCATTATCAGAATCAAGTATCAGACCATTTAGACATTGTTGGCACACCTTTAGACCAATGGCCTCAAGTTACCCGTAGCCAAGCTGAAGAATTGCGTGGGCTTAAATTCCACACAGTAGAGTCTATTGCTGACTGTTCTGACCAACAATTACAGCGTATTGGTATGGTTGCTGGTATGTCACCGCATAATTTCCGCATAAAAGCCAAGGCTTTCTTAAATTTGGCTAATGATTCTGCTGAAGTAGCACAAAGAGAAGCAGAATTGCAAGCACTTAAAGAAGAAAATGCTAAAATTAAGGCTGAAACAGATGCGAAGCTGACAGCCATGCAGGAACAAATGTCAGCGCTACTTGCGGCTGTTGCGGAAAAGACTCCAAAAACACGCAAACCGAAAGTAGTAGAGGCCTAATATGTCCCAAACGATGCTTCAAATGGTGCAACAGACCGCAGCCGAGTTAAACTTGGCTGTACCGTCTTTTGTAGTTGGCAATACATCACAAGATGTGCAACAAATTCTTGCTTTGATGAATGGTGCTGGCTATGACTTGCTAAAAGAATATGATTGGCAAGCACTCCAAGTGCAGTATCGTTTCTACACACAAGCAATAACCGCCAATGCCACAACTGTTAATGGTTCTACTGCATTAACTTTTGAGGCAGGCACAGATTTAAGCGGTGTTACAAGCCAATGGCAATTAACTGGTTATAACATCCCTCAAGACACTTATGTTGTAAGTGCTAATAACACTACTAAAGTAGTAATAATGAGTCAAATGGCTAGTGGTACTGGCGTACAGTCAGTAGTATGTGCCCAAACTGCTTATGACCTTCCTGCTGACTTTGAAACAATTACAAACAGAACCCATTGGGATAAATCTAAGCATTGGGAAATGTTAGGGCCAGAAGATGCACAACAATGGCAATGGCTAAAGTCTGGTTATATTTCTACAGGCCCAAGAGTACGCTGGAGAATATTAGACAATCAATTCCAAATATGGCCTATTATGAATACCCAAGAGTATTTGGGTTGGGAATATAGGTCAAAGGGTTGGGCAAGAAGTGCTGCTGGTGCAGTCAAGAATAGCTTTACTGCTGACTCAGATACTACGGTTTTAGATGACCGTATTATAGTTTTGCTGACCAAAATGAAGTATTGGGGCATTAAAGGCTTTGATACTACGGTTGTTGCACAAGATTATCAACGCTATTTATCCGTTGCTAAAGCTAACGATAAGGGCGCACCTAACCTGTCATTCTCACCACAAGCAAGCAGAGTGTTGATTGGCTACGCTAACATACCAGACACAGGCTATGGTTCATAATGCTATTACAGAGAGCCAAACAAAACACAGCTAAAACTGCTTCTGTGCCATCACCTATTGGTGGTTGGAATGCTAGGGATTCCCTTGCAAACATGAGTCCTACTGACGCAGTACAGTTGGTTAACTGGTTTCCTACCCCTACTGATGTCACTATGCGTAAGGGATATAGCGTATCGTCTATTTTAACTACTTCTACAGGCGTTAAAACCATTAGCAGTATTACTTTTGTAGGCTCAGTAGCGACTTTAACTACTGCCACAGCGCATGGTTTAACTACAGGCGCTTATGTATCTATTTCAGGTACAACCCCAGCAGCTTATAGCGGTGTATTTAAAATTACCGTTACTAGCACTACAACTTTTACTTATTCAATGGCAAGCACTCCTGCCAACAATGCAACTGTAGTAGGCACATATTTAAACCAGGCTACTACCCCTGTAAACACTTTAATGAATTACACCGAAGTAGGAACTTATAAGTTATTTGGGGCAGCAGGCACAGATATTTGGGAAACTAAAGTTAATCCTGCGGTTAAGGTATTTAGCGGTATTACTAGTGATAAACTGCAAGCAGTCAATATTACTAATACTGGTGGCAAATTCCTAGTAGCTTGTAATGGCGTAGACCCCGTAATGATTTATGACGGTACTGCATGGTTTTATGTGGCTACAACTACTACTGCACAAACAATTTCAAGCATTACAAGAGGTGGCACAGGTAATTTAACTGCCACACTTACTACCGCTTCTGCACATGGATTAATAACGGGTAATCGAGTTACTATTTCTGGCGCTACTGAGTCAAATTACAACGGCACTTATGTTGTTACAGTTACTGGGGCAACTACTTTTACCTACACAATGGCTACTGCACCTGCCGCAAATGCAAGTGTTGTAGGAACTTATACAACTATTGGTATAACTGGCGTAAATTCAAATACATTTGTTAATGTTAATTTGTTTAAAAACCGCTTGTATTTCACACAAAAAGACACATTAGCTTGTTGGTATTTGCCAGTAGATTCTATTGGTGGCGCAGCTTCACCCCTTTATTTTGGTGGTATTGCCCGTAACTCTGGCTATTTGCAAGCTATGGGTACATGGACACTTGACGCTGGACAAGGCGCAGATGACTATGCTGTATTTGTAACCTCTATGGGTGAGGTTATTGTTTATAACGGTACAGACCCATCTTCTGCAACAACTTGGGCTTTAAAAGGCGTATGGCAATTAGGGCAAACCTTTAGCCGTAGATGCTTTTTTAAATGGTCAGGCGATTTACTTTTACTGACTCAAGATGGTTTAGTGCCACTTGCTTCTGCACTTCAATCTAGCCGTTTAGACCCTAGAATTAACTTAACAGACAAAATTTATTTTGCAGTAAGTCAAGCAGCAAGTTCATATTACGCTGAATTTGGTTGGCAAATTAATTATTTTGCTGGCGAAAATATGTTGATTTTAAATATTCCCATTCCCAACGGAATAGAGCAATATGTAATGCACACCATTACTAAATCTTGGGCTAGATTTACCAATATTCAAGGTTATTGCTGGGAAGTATCAGGTGATGCAGATATGCACTTTGGAAGCAAGGGATTTGTAGGTATTTTTTACTCAGCTACATCTGACGATGAATCAAACATTACCGCAACTGCACAACAAGCCTATAGCTATTTTGACTCACCAGGACAGTTAAAGCGTTTTACTATGGTAAGACCTATTCTTCAATCTTCAGGTGGTATACCTAGCGTTTTATGCGGTATTAGCGTAGATTTTGACACTCAATCCCAATTAGGCGCTGTTTCATTTAATCCTAGCATTCAGACAGAAAGCGCTTGGGATGCTGCAAAATGGGATGGAAATGTATGGGCTGGTGGTCTTATTACTACTAAGATTTGGCAAGGTGTTTCAGGAATAGGTTATACAGGCTCTGTAAATCTTAACGCAGCAAGCCAAGGTATTGAGTTACATTGGGCTTCAACTGATTATGTTATGGAAGCAGGTGGCGTAGTTTGAGGACAGTTACTACTGAAAATCAAAAGTATATGGGTGATTGGCTGGTTCGTTTAATGAACCATCCTTTACCAGAAGAAACAGTATGTATAGGACAAGAAATAGACGGTAATTTAGTAGCAGTAGTAGGTTATTGTAGTTTTATGCCAAAAGCGTGCCAAATGCACATTGCGGCAGTAGATGAGGTAAATTGGATGAGTCGAGATTTGCTGTGGGCGGCTTTCGATTATCCCTTTAATATTCTTGGAGTTAGCGTTATAATTGGGCAAATATGTGGCAGTAATGAAGATGCCCTAAGATTGAACCGACACCTTGGTTTTAAAGTGATAGCCGAAATCCCTGATGCCCACATGGATGGTGACTTAGTGATTATGGCTATGAGGCGTGAAGATTGTCGATTTCTCGACATCAAATGCCCTTTAAGGACAGCAAGAGGAGAATGACATGGGTGGTGGTGGATTTTTAGGGTTAGGCCCAGCGCCAAGTGCGCCAGCAGCGCCCGATTACAGGGCAGCAGCACAGGAAACTGCACAAGGAAATCTTGATGCGGCTAGAGTTGCTACTGCTGCCAATCGTGTAAATCAAGTAACTCCTTACGGCAATTTAAATTACACACAATCTGGTACAGACCCATACGGCAATCCTACTTGGACAGCAACTACAAGCCTTTCTGATGTTGGTCAACAACTTTTAAACAACCAAAACCAAACTTCTTTAGGTCTTGGTGGAACAATTAATGCCGCTTTAGGTCAAGTACAAAGCACAATGGGTCAAGCATTTAACCCTAATTTGCCTTCTACTGGTATGAATCCTGGGCAGTCTTATCAAGACGCTTATATGCAACGGCTTGCCCCGCAACTTGAACAAAGCCGTGAGTCTAATATTGCACAATTAGCAAATCAAGGTATTGCGCCAGGAACAAAAGCATACGAAAACGCTATGCGCCAACAAGCAATGAGAGAAAACGATTTATTGTTAGGTGCTACTACACAAGGTTTTGGTGTTGGTTCACAAGCTAATCAGCAAGCATTTAACCAAGAAATGACTAAATACAATATGCCACTTAATACATTAAGTGCATTGCGTAGTGGTTCACAAGTACAAAACCCTACTTTTGTAAACTCTGCACAGCAAGCAACAACAGGCGGGGCTGACATTTTAGGTGCAACACAAATGGGTTATAACGCCCAAATGGGTGATTTTAATGCTAAACAAGCAGCACAACAGAATTTGAATAGTGGCCTTATGGGCTTGGGTGGCGCAGCAATGATGGCGTTTTAATGCGTTTAACAGATGAAAAAATAAATTCTTACTTTTACGAACCTAGTATAGGTATATGGGAATCAGAAGAATTTAAAGTTTATGCGTTTCAAGATGGTAAAGCAGTAAGACTAGATATAGAAAGAAAAGACGGCTTAGATGGGATTACATGGGATGAATTACAGCAGATTAAAAACGATTGTGGTTTTTCTGATTGTGATGCAGTTGAGTTCTATCCTTCTAAGTCAGATGTTATTAACACAGGAAATTTGCGACACTTGTATGTATTTTTTGAAAAACTACCTTTGATTAGAAGATTATGAATAACCCATATTTCACTACTGTAGGCTCTTACATGACTCCTGTTAATCCACAGGAACAGCAAGGGTTAATGCCTGTTTTTCAAAACATTGCACAACAACAGCAAAACCAAAATGCTGCGCTTGCACAACAAAATCAGTTGGTAAACCAAGCTGGTCAAACGGGTCAACAGGGTGGCGGCATGAACCCAATGGCTATGGCAATGATGTTGCGTAAAAAAGACCCTAAAAACCCAGATTACAATGGCGGTGCTGGTGATAACACTTATTTTGGTGCTAACAGTAATGGTATGGGTGCTGGTGGTTCTGCTGATTTCAATTCATTAATAGGATTGACATAATTATGGCAAATGAATATAACTTTGGACAAGCTGGCACTATGTCGCCAGAGGACTATGCCCAACAACAAGCATTAACTCGCCAACAACAAATGGCACAGTTGCTTATGCAACAAGGGCAGCAAATGCCACAAGGCCAAATGGTTAGTGGTCGTTATGTGCCATCTTCATTTTTTCAATTATTAAATCCTATAGCTAATATTGCTGCTTCTAAATATGTTGGTGAAAAAGCAGATACTGAAGCTGCTAATTTGGCGCAAAAATTACGCAATAGAGAAATTTCTGATATTGGCAAATACAACCAAATTTTAAAAGGGACACCTAGTAGTTCTACTCAACCAATGTTGGCTGGTAAACCAATGCGTGATGATGAAGGTACATTGTTTCCGCCTATTGTTAATAATGCAACCCCAGGAAACCCTGATGAAGCTAATTTATTTGCTGCAAGTTCTTATAGTCCAGTTTTAAGGGCTATGGGATTAAAACGCATGACAGAAGGCCCTAAATGGGAAAAAGCTGAAATGCCTATGGCTGATGGTAGCGTTAGACATGGTTGGGTTAATTACAATTCTCCAAACCCTAGAGATACTTTTGTTGAGGGTGGTACAAAACCAGCTTACACAGCATTAGAAGGAATGAGATTCCAATATGATACAGGTATGCAACCTCCTGGTGCGCCTGTTCAAGCTGCTCCTGGTAGACCTGTTCAAGCTGGTGCGCCAGCCCAGCAAGCTCCTGTCGCACCTGGTCAAGCACCTGTTCAAGCCACACCTACCGCAGCGTCTATGCCTAATAGACCTGCCGCAGTTCCTATGTCTAATCAAGTTGGAAATCAACCAATTACTGCTACTGGTAATACTGTTCCTGTAAGTGCAATGAATAGGCCTAATATGTCACCTAAAGACTTAAGTGATGCTAATAAATCTATTTACACAAAAAGAGAAGAACAAAGACAAGTTGATTTAGCAGCGCTTCCAGGAGCTATGGAACAAGCGAAAACAGCAATTAAAACTATTGATGACATGATTGGTGATGCTAGATTGAATGACAAAGGTCAAATTGTTTATGAAACTTATGACCCTGTTTCCAAAAAATTCATTAAATCCACTAAAGAACCTCATGGTGGTTTTGAACAATATGTTGGACTTGGAGTTCCTTTTTTAAGCAATATTCATGGAACTGATACAGCTTCATTTAGAACTTTGTATGATTCTCTTAAAGGTCAAGCATTTTTAGAGGCTTTTCAAAGACTCAAAGGCGCTGGTCAAATTACAGAAATTGAAGGTCAAAAAGCTACTGATGCGTTGCTTAAACTTAACAATGCACAATCTGAAAAAGATTTTGTTAAATACGCCCGTGAATTTCAAGAAAATTTACAAAAAGGTATGGATTTGGCTAAAAATAAAGCTGGTGTTTCCAAAGATTATAAAAGTCCTGTAGGTCAACCTGCATTGCGTTGGAATCCTCAAACAAATAGTTGGGTAAATCAATAATGACTATAACGGTTGATATTGTCGGAGTAGGGCCTGTAGAGTTTCCTGACGGAATGTCAAAGGAGGCAATGGAGTCGGCTTTACAAAAACTTCCCGCACCTAACAAAGTGCCACCAACTGCGGTAGTACCATCAAATAAGTCTAATTATGTAACTGGTGATGTGCCATCCGTAGTCGGACAATATGCAAGACCAACAATAAATCAGCCTGAACCTACAACATCTATGATGGATAAGGTTAAGGCTATATACGAAGTTCCAGCTACTATTGCTAGTGGCGTTGTTTCTCAACCTGTATCTATGTTGTATGGCGCTGGTAGAAGTGCCATAGAAGGTGCTATGCAAGGTCAAATGCCTAGCCCAGAAGCTCAAAATGAATACTACAGACAAGCTAGAAGAAAAACTCAATTTGTACCTAGTTCACCTGCTTCAGTTAATGTTTTAGAAAACATTGGTGATGCTTTAGAGGCTTCTAAATTACCCCCTTATATTGGTAAAGTTGGCATTGGTCAAATACCTTCCTTTACTCAAGCTGCTGGCGTTGCAAAACCTTTTGTACAAGAAGCCCTTAGAACTACTATGGAAAGCACCAAGCCAGTTGTTAATACTATGGCTAATGCGTTAAGAGCTACAGATTTTGCACCTAAAGGTATTCTTGCTTCTGCTCCTAGTGCTGAAACTTTAGCTACTCAAGCAACTGATTTATATGCTAAAACTAAAGCCTCTGGTACAGCATTTAATCCTAATTTATTTAGCGAACAAATGGGTAAAATTGGTACTGATTTAAGAGAGCTTGGCTACCATCCTAAGTTGCATCCTGACATCAAAGTTGCCTTACAAGAGCTAAAAGACACTAAAAAACCTAAAGATATGGTGGAATTGCAATCTTTAAGAGAATTTATTGTTAATGCTCAAAACACCGACAACCCTAAACAAAAGATGATTGCAACTGTCTTAAAAGACAAATTTGACGATTACATTGTTAATGCTGGTCCAAACGCTATTATCTCTGGTTCACCTGAAGGTGCTAAAACCTGGCAACAAGCTAGAGATACATACAGCAAATTGCGTAAATCTGAAGTATTTACCGATATGCTTGATAGGTCAGAAATAGACAAAGCTGGTATGGGTGTAGAAAAGTCATTGACTAATCAACTTCGTGCTTTAGCTAAAGACCCCAAGAAAATGCGTTTATTTACTGCCGAAGAGCAAGCTGCTATTACCCAAGCTGCTAAAGGCGGTAATGTTCAAAACATACTAAGTCAGTTTGGTAGATTTGCTCCTACTAGCGCTGTTTCGTCTATTCCATCTATTTTAGCTACTGCTGCAAGCGCACCATTAGGTCTTGCTGCTACTGCTGGAGCAATAGGCTCAAGAATGGCGTCTACAAAAATGAAGCAAAATGAATTAAATAAACTTGCTGCGGTTATGAGGGCTGGTTCAAAATCTCCTAAAAAATCTAAAGGAAAACAAAATGAGTAGAAACGGTAGCGGTATATATAACCTCCCTGCGGGTAATCCCGTAGTAACAGGCACAACTATTACATCTAGTTGGGCTAATACTACTATGCAAAACATAGCTGACGCACTAACTCAATCAGTAGCTTCAGATGGGCAAACACCGATGTCAGGTGCTTTAAACATGGCAACAAACAATATTAATAATGTTGGTACACTAACAGCCTTAACAGGCATTTTTGGCGGGACATACTAAAATGGCACAAACAGGATTTACACCCATCTCAAATTACTATTCAGCTACGGCAACTAATGTGCCTACTGCTGGTAATTTAGTCGCTGGCGAATTAGCTATTAATACTGCTGATGGCAAGTTATTCTATAAAGATTCTAGCGGTGTAGTGCAAACTATTGCCTCTAAAGCTGGAAATATTAATGTTTCTTCATTTAGTGGTGGTACAACTGGTTTAACACCAAATACAGCTACTACAGGTGTTGTAACTCTTGCAGGCACTCTTGCAGCCGCTAATGGTGGTACAGGCTTGACCTCTCCTGGCACTTCAGGCAATGTATTAACATCTAATGGTTCTGCTTGGGTATCTTCTGCTCCCTCGGGCGGTGGATTTAGCGGTGCAACTATTAACGCAGTAGGTTCTTCTGCTATTACCCTTACTAATACTTCTACACAATATCAAGTAACGCAAATTAATAGCGTAGCAAATAGCATTGTTAATTTACCTAACGCAACAACTTTGTCTACAAAAGGTTTTGCACCTTATGTAATTGAAAACAGAAATCCTATAGGAACTAATTTATCTATTAAAGATTCTGCTGGAACAATAGTTGGTTACATTCCTGCT